TTCTGTTTCTGTTAGATTTTGCTTCCAGTCATTAACATCTGACATCATAGGTACTTCTGTGTGTAACCAATGTGCTTGTTGTTGTTTTAACCAGTAATCCGCTGCTGTCTGATATTCAAAGGGTTTATACACTACCCTTTCTTGGAGTAAATTTGATTTTGCCATCTTGTAATTTATGATTTTAAGTTAAACAATTTATTTCTTAACAACTCTTTATCTAGATCCGAAAAATCTTTTTTAGGGGTTGTGCCATTACTTTGTGGTTCTTCTGTCACATCATGAGGATCATAATCATATACTTCAAAATGACCTGTTGACGTATCAGCCTTAACACTAAAAGTAATTCCATCCATTCCGTATCTATTTTTCATTATATGAAACCTTCCAGTTCCATTTACTTTATCTTCTTTTCTTCTAGAAAGAGATATGCACACATCTGTAATCATAAGTTTATCATATGACCCAGCAGCTTTATCTCCTTCTACAATTGCATCATTTGCTCCTGCTCTATTGACTTGTGAAACACTCCAGATAGGAATGTCTAATTCTCTAGCAAGACCCTTTGTGCTAGTATAAATATCATCAATTTCACTCTTACGATCAACTGTTCTCTTTTTAGTGCCAAGTAGATCAACATAGTCTATTATTATTAAATCAGGTTTAACACCTGTGTCTGTAACTTTTTTTATATGAGATTCTATAGTTGAAACTGTAGCTTTCCCAGTAGGAAATTCTTTTATAATTAATTGACCTGGAATTTTTTCTATTATATCTTCAACTTTTTCTCTATTATTAGTAATTTTATCAACTGGGATTTTAGTGAAAAAAGCATCATAACGTCTTCCAACATATTGTTCTCCTAATTCTAGTGTATAGTGTAAAACATTATAACCCGCTCTTACTGCAAATCCACCTAATGCTACTAATGACCAAGATTTACCACCCCCTGGATTGCCAAATATAAGACCAAAATCTCCATTTCCCAATCCACCTTGTAATAAATCATTGATTCTTTCCCAAGGTGTTGAAATAGTAGTTCTGTGATCCTCTCTATACCTAGATTCAATGTCTTTTTTATATTCATGTCCTATATTTTTATCTTGTCCTGCTTTTAAAGCATTACTAATTAGATTTTTTATAGAGTCATAATCTCCCATTTTTAATAAATCTACACTACCTAATAACGCTTTTTTTAATTGTTGATTTTTACAAAATGCTGAAAATTCATTTTGAACATAATCAACATCATCTTCAGTTACTTTATAAGCTAAACCTAATTCAGTCTTAATACCTAAAGCTAATACTTCATTTTCTATTTTTTGAAGTTCTATTTTTAAAACTTCCATAGAAGGTGTAGTATGGTATGTGTCGTAATATTTTAGAATTTCTGTTATAATCCACTTATGAGATTGATTATCAAAATAATCCTCACTAAGAATATCATGAATATTTGTTAAAAATTCTTTATGGTTTAATAATGATGATAATACCCTTATTTGAAAATGAGAACCGTACTGATTTAAGTTTTTTAATGTCATATAACTAATTTTGCAAAAACATCTTTTACCCAGAAATCTACATTTCTGATCATTCCACCTAATTGATCTTGATGATACATGGCTACGAATTGATCAGGAATATAATTTAATTCTTTTGAGTTGACAACCTCTTTTAAATATTCTTTGTCTCTTTCATCAATCATTGGATTTGATAAATCCATTACTTTATAATTCTTTTCTAATTCATCTACACCTTGAACTATACGAGCATATACAACATGCTCCTTAAATTTAGATTCTGATATTTGTATTATATCTTTTAGAGTTAAACTTGAATTTTGTAATTCAGGAAACTTTTTCATTAATCCTTTTTCACCTAATCCTTTAACACCTCTAATTTTATCCGAATTATCACCTAGAAGTGTTTTATATAATATAAAATTTTTAGGAGACATTTTATACTTGTCATAGACTGTTTGTTTAGTATAATATTCTTTCTCCATTGGTCTATATAAAAATACATTATCACTTACTAATTGAATAAAATCTTTATCACTTGATACTACAAATGCTTTATCTTTTTTACCTTTAGGTAAAATTCTACTTAAATGAGCAATAATATCATCTGCTTCTACCTTATCAATTGAAACAGTTTTAACAGGTAATGTTTTTAAATATTGTATTATTCTAACAATTTGGTCTACTTTTGAATCATCTTCTTCCTCATGATTATCAAACACTTCCCAATTTGTAATACGTTGTAAATCTCTACCTGATTTATATTCTGGGACTATATTTTTTCTATTATTAGATGATCCCACACCATCAAATATTACATATACTTGAGTAGGGTCTATTCTTCTAATTTCTGCTCCTAATGATCTAAAAAAACCACCTAAACCACCAATGTGTACTCCATCAGGGTTAACCATATTCATCATAGCAAAATTTCTAAAAAATAAATTTAATCCATCTATTAATAGAAATCGTTCACCAGAGGCAGTCTCTTTTCCGTCCTCTTGAACACTATCCAAGAGTTTTAATAATTCTTTGTGTTTCATAATCTATTCGGGTTCTTCAGTGTGTGATGTGATATCTTCATAGTTTTGGTCTTCCTCTACTATTTTGAAATCTACACCTCCTAAAATGTCCTTCCACGCTTGAGCATTAGCTTCTTTATATGTTTTCAATGATTTATCATTGTCTAATATAAATCCATGAGGTGTCATTACTATTCTACCTCTTGTTGTAACTCCATTAATATGGTTTTTATCAATTTGCACATTAACACGTTTAGCAAATTCTACTTGTTTACCATCTTTAATTGCCTTAATTTTAGATGTACCAGCAGACATTATATTACCAAATGTAACCACAAATGTAGAATCAAACCACATCGCATATCCTCCTTTATTCATTAATTTGGGTTGACCCATTGGAGATTCTGGTTTTAATGTCCATACTTTATTAATACACACTAATGTATTAGTATAAGGTGATGATTCTTTTCTTGATAATGTAATTCTTTGATTAACATTATTTCCAAATTGTGTAGACATTGCACCTGCATTCCATTCATTATTATTTTTATTTGATTTAATAGACATTTCACAAGGAACTGATCCTATAGAATCCCATAAGAATAATAAATCATAGGGTAAGTTACCTTTTTTCTGTTCATCAATTAAATCTAAAATAAATACTGCTACATCTTCAATTGAATTAATAGTTTCTCTATCAACATAAATAAAATTACCTGTGTAATCTACTATTTCACCTGTTTCTTCATCTACTTCTTCATGAACTTCTAATCCCATTTGAATTGCATGCTCCCAATTCCACTTCATTTCAGTAATAATAAAAACAGGCAGTATCCCTCTTTTTTGAGCGGATACTGCTGCTTCTAATAAGGCTGTTGTTTTACCAGTATCAGAATGTCCTCTTAGTAAGACTATATGTCCTTGTGGTATTCCTGGGACTGAAGTTACTTCTTGGTAAGCATCAGAAAGAGGAATCCAAGATTGTTCTTTAAATTTTGCTTTTGAAACAAGACCTTTTTTATTTTTAAAATTATCTAAATTAAAATTTGACCTTATTTCAGTAGCTACGGCTGCTGAGATTGATTTTTTTCTTGGCATATAACTTTATTAAAATGGTAAACCATCATCTTCTTTATTATCATTAAACATATTATCAAATTGTTCTGATTTTGATTTAGTTTTTAATGAATAATTGGATTTTTTTTCTTCTTTTTTCTCATCATCAAATCCTACTGCTGGTTCAGAAGAAATTGATCCTTCACTTTCACCTTCTGGTGTTAACCATTCTTGTAAAGCATTTTTCATTTCATCATAAGAAAGTGGTTTAAAAATCTTCATTGGATCAACTTGATTATCAAGTAATTCAGCAACTGTATCTTGACTATCTGATAATGGGGATGTTTTTAATGAAGGTCCAATTGTAGTTTTATTGTAAGGTGTACCTGTTGACTCAGGTCCTACTGTTGTTAATTTGATATCTCTACCATTTACAATATCAGTATAATCACCTATTTCTTCATCATATGCCATATTTAAAAAAGCATCATATACTTCTTTTCCAAATTGCCATAATTTTACACCTTCAGCTTCTTCACCTCTAATAACAACAGGGGCAAATACTCTAGTTTTTGCTTCTAGTTTTTTAGCTAATCTCCAATTATCTCTATCTGAGGAATCACGTAATAATTTAACGTATTCTACAATTGGATCTTTTTCACCCCAATTAGTGGGTGATGCCATTACTTTTTTACCAATTCCATAGTAAAATTTCATTTCTGTGAATGGAAATTCCTTATTAAATTTTGAAGGAACTACTCTAATTACTTGTTTACCTACTGAAGGTTTCCAAAATAATTGTTTTCTTTCTCCACCTTGGGAGTTTGACGACTGTTTATTTAAAGAGTCTAATTTTTGTTTAATGATATCTAAATTCATAATTTATAACTTTTGGGTTTAATATAATAACTTGATTTCAATAATCCAAACTATAATTCAATAATTTTGTGGATTTTTGTTTTTAATTGTTTTAACTCATCATGTTGAGTTAATAGGATAGTATTTCGGTAATGTTTCCAATTTATTGGAAATTTTGTATCAACAACACCATTATTTAACTTTTTAATTAATTCATTGAGTGCATTAATAGTATATAATGTATTGGAATCTTTTTTTCTATGTACTAAAATAGTATTTTTAGGAAGATCTGAAACGTTACCTTGATCAATATTGTAGGTACAAACATATTCATCATTACTTTTTACATGAAGAACAAATAGCTTGTTGTACATGATATTGTAGCTTGATGTTATGCTTTCAATTAACCCATCTAGATCTTCAAGGGTTGTGAATGTGCAAAAAAGCTTATTATTCAAATCGTTAAAGTTTAATGTAACGAAATCATTGAAATCGTCTACCTTATACGTATTGACCTCTCTATCTAAAATCATAGTCTGTCCCATAATTCATCTTTGTTTGTAATTTATATTTTTTAAATATTTCTAATATTTCTTTAAACGTATTTTTTTCACTCTTATCGAGATCAAATAAAAAACTATCATAAGTATATAATACAATTTTTGTATTTTTTCCTCTTAATAATCTTAGTATTTGCCATAATATACGAACATTCATTGCGGTCTCCAAGCCTTGAAGCAAATAATTTAAAAGCTTTTGTGGATTCATATTATCCAGTTTATCTTTTTCAAATCTCCATTTTGATATTGGCACTTCAATATGCCCTTCGTTTTGAAATTTTTCCCACAATTCATCTATATATTTTTGGACTTTTTTAAAAAACTCTAATTCTTTATATTCTTTGAAAATTCCTCCATAGAGTTGCTTGAAAGTAATCTCTTTCGCTGTTTTATATTCAACACCATACATTTTGCTAAAAGCTTCATGAATATCAGTAGTATTGAACTCATAATGTACCAAATGACCCAAAAGGGTAGGATGATAAGCACTAATATCCAATTCCACAAAAAGATCATTGTTGGGAATAAAACTTTTCCTTTCCCCGTTATCTTTTTTAAGAGCAGCATAATTTATTTTTTTAAATTTGTTTGAGGGTCTTCTTGTAAGGGTTTTGAAGTTAAATTGCGTAAATACGAAATCGGAACTTGGTACGTAAAAGTTCTGTTCAAATTGTTTTCTATCAATTCGTATTCCACTTCTTTCAATGGCGTTGAATACCATTGTGGCTTCGTTGTTGTAAAATGTGTTGATATTGTCATTTATATGCGATTTTAAGTCATTAAAAATTTTTTCACAATACTCATAGTGTTTCACAATTGGAATTAATATACTCGCATCTTTTGGATTTGGATATTTTTTATGAAAATAATGATGTGTTTGTGTAAA